TGGGTCAACAATAACTGGTGTAATAGATGCAATAGTATATTTTCCAAAATCAGATACGAGTTGTTTTTTTTCTGTTGCAGTTAAATTTAATCCTGTTGTTGCGACAATCGAAATAAATACTTTACCATATTCAGCTGCACTAACCACACCTAAACTAGAATCAAACGAACCATTCTCTCCACCAAACACTTGCACTGATTGTGCATTTGCATAAAGTTTTTTAGCATACACTTTATAATCTTCTGTGGTCACACATCTTCCTTGAGATGCATAATCCAATGGAGCATTATATTTTATAGAAGTAATAGTTTCTGGTTCTGAACCACCGTTTGCAACATCTACAACTTCAACCGATACATCAGAAATACCTCCAATTGTTGATGAATTTTTAAAAATAGATGCACCGTTTGCGGCTGTAGTATTGCTAACAACATAAGTAAGAATTACAATATTCCCATCAGACAGTGCAGTACCAATAACTCCATCACCAAAATACACTTCAAACTTTCCGTTCTCTACTTCTTGTAAAAAATAAACATCACTTTCAGAAGTGACTTGTGTTATATCTGTTGCTTGTGTGAAAGTAGTGGTTGTACTGTCAGAGCTTGAATTCTGCACTACAACTTTTAATGTAGAAGTATCTGCTCGTCTATTAGGAACAAGAAATCTTTGGTCGGCATCTGTTGAGTCTACAGAATATCTAGTTGTTACAAAAGTTCCCTCATAAATTTTAGTTAAAAGAAAAGGAATCGAAGAACCAGTATTAGATGCTGTTATTGCATCAGATGTAACAAACTGATAGTCTGTTCCATTTACAGTAGAGTTAAATATCGTTCCAGCTGACATAGTTGCACTAGTTGAAGAAGTTGTGTTCAATGAAATATTAACTGTTGCAACTGCAGCTCTAGCAGAGTTAGGAATATACCCTAAAGTTTTTGCATGAGAAACTACACTTGACCTAAGAGATGCGCTGTCTAGAAACATTTCGTTTGCTAACATGTTTGCATTGAAACCCAGATAGTGAGTGTTGTATGCAAGAACATCTAGTAGTGCGTTCATTCCAGAACCTTCGAAATCATAGTCCGTAAATTCTGTTTGCCCAGATAAAAAAACTTTAAGGTTATTTTTGACTTCATCAAAGTCAAACTCTGTTACATTTAATCTCTTTGTGTTTATTGCCATTATCGCAATCTCTCTAATAGTACGGTTAGGTCTACTAACTCGGTTGGAGCATTTAAAACATAAAATTCTATAGTCAACTCATACGCATTGCGATCTAAATCTGGTGTTGCTTTAACACCAACCAATTGCGCTCTTGGTTCAAATTGAGTTATAACATCTTCTACCTTTCTAGTTAAAAGATATGCAGATATGGGAGTCATCAATTCGAATAATATTTCTCTTACCCCACAACCAATTTCTGGGTGAAAAGGTTTTTCGTAATGATTAGTTAATACTAGATTTCGGATAGAACGCTTTACAGCTGCAATGTCTGTTACTTTTTCAATATCAGATTTTGCACCACTTGCTGTTACTGCACCATCACTATTTTTCGAAGACAATTTCTTTTTTATAAAAAATAAATTCAAGTCTTTATATTGACGAACATTACGTTCAATATTGTTAAGAGCTTGAGCGTCTTTAAATGATGTTGGTGTTGGCATATTATACTCCTCTATCTATTTATAACAATACTTCACCGATTGTTTATTTAATTTTAGGACTTCCTTTATCTTTAACTGCTTCTTCATTTCCATTAAATGTTGGGTCATAGTTGTCGTTGTATTGGTATGATACTTTGTAAATAAACTCGTCCTTTTTTCCTGTTATCTTATCGGGTTTTGCACCTGTGGCATCGTAGTATCTCCGTCTAACCCAGATACCATTTGCAAAAGTACCGTCTTCTAAAGGTGCATTTCCGTTTGAGTCAGCCCAACCTATTAAAATTCTACCATTTTTATCTACCGAATATACATCACCGTATGCCGGAGGATTTCCTGCAACTGATATTACTCTGGGTGAGGATTTACCTGATGGTCTTCCTCTAACTACCGCGAGTTTAACAGCTTTATCAGATAATGTAATAATATCAATTTTGATCGTCCCACTATTACCATTCGCATCCGTCCATGTTCTAGTTTCTGTTTTGAATGTATTTGGATTATCTTTTGTTGCAGTTTGAAATATTTTTTCTATTTTGTTAGTAGGTCTTCTAGAAAACCCATGTGTAGCTACATTTGCCCTTAAATTTGTTTCCCCACCACTAGTTGTAGTAACCTTTGTAACAGACTCAGTTGCTGTTGTTACAGTTGAAGTAATAGTTGCACCGTCTTGTTGAAATTCTTTTGTTTCGCCGGCAGATGAGATCACAGTAGTTTCATCTGGAGAATGCGTGATCGTAATTTTCTTTGCTTTATTTGTCACTGTAAACGCACCAGCATTTACTGATGGGAGGACTTTTGGAGTATCTCTTTCAAACTGTTCAAAAGTTTTCCCCAGTTCTACTTGTGCTTTAGCAAGTTTTGGATTACTTACTACTGTGGATACTTCTTCTACCACAGTATCTACAGTTGGTTGTAGAACCGCAGATGCTTTTTCAAATGCAACTCCCCCAGATGCAAGCACTTCAAAGTTTGGAACAACATCTTGAATTCTTGTTCCAGCTGCTCTTGCATCTGTAAGAGATTGGAATGATGATGCTTGAGATGAAAGTGCAGATACCGCTGAATCAGTTGATGCAGATAAATTATTAATGAGTGCTGTTGAATTTGGAATATTACTTCTATCTAATTTTAGAGAAGCATCAAGTGCAGTATCCAAAGAAGATGTTACCTCTCCTCTTGCATCAGAAAACGCTGTAGTTGCAAAGGCAATATCTGTAGCAACAGTTAACGCCGCAATTTTAGCAGCAGTTGCATTGGTAGTTAAAGTATCTAAATCATAACCACCAGCAGTAAGTCCTTCTCCAAACTGAAATTCTAATGCTGCTTTTTTATTTGCAAACTCTAATTGTCCTGCTAAAGTACTTTGATCGATATCAAGAAGTGAGGACATCTCTGATTGCAAATTTACATTTGGCAACTCTGGAATCTCAGGAACTAAATCCACAAGTTGAGATACCAAATCTCCTACAACAGAAAAGGTTAGATTAACAATAAGATCAGCTGCTTCTGCTTCAAGTCCAGCAACAACTTGATTTTTTATAGAATCAAATGTACTGAGAACTGAATTGAACTGTGCGTTTGTTCCTGCTAAATTTGGTGTTGTAAAATTTGCCATTTATAATCTCCTAAGCAATAGGCGCCAAAGTAGGCAACTGTACATCACCATCAGCATCATTGGGTTGAGGATGAATATGACCTGTAAGTTCGATTGCAACACCCAAACCATTCTTAGCAGTAACAGTACTTCCAATACCAGAAGCGCTAATGGAACTTCCAATACCAGAGAATGTAAGTGAGCTGCCTATTCCCAAAAGTTCAGATTTAATTGTCATGGTATTTACTGATTTCATATTTAATTTTCCACCAGACTTATAAGACATAATTCCAGAAATAGTAGTTGCTGATAAATGGTCTATTGCTATTAAGTCTATACTTTTAAGAGATGTTATTGCGTAGTCACCGCGAATCAAAGACCCGCTTGATCCACCTACAGTTTTAAATTCCTTTCCATCAATGACAATATCCATATCTTCTTTGACTCTGCATTTAACGCTATTCATTACTTGAAAAGAATGACTGCCGTTAATTTCTTCTTCACGATTACCACCACCTTTTCCAGCTCCAACTTTAACTCTGTGGTTCTTATGTATCTTCTCTGTGTAATTACCTTCTACTTCAAGATGGTAATTACCTTTAATTAATTGTCTGCAATCCCCCTCAACCGTAATAGTAAGATTACCTGCTTCTAGCTTATCATCCTTGTTTTTCCTTTTCTTAATAACGATATTACTGTCTCCAGTAATAATCTCATAGTTGTCGTGAACAACTTTTACAACCTTTGAACCGTTTGGGTGTATTTCTTCAAACGTACCTTTGCTGTGTTGTGTAAACAATCGTTCAGCTCCAGGCGAATCGTCTATTTCTTTTATGTGTCCAGCTTCACTTTCAAAGACATGGTTGTATGGATACGCTGCAGAGATGTATGGGTTTTCATCTTTTTGAATTGACTTGGGTTGTGGTTCTTCCCAGAAACCGCGTTCTTCTTGAACTGCAAAATCAGATGTAGCTAAAAGATATGGTTGTGTTGCAGTAGGAACACCTGTTCCCTTTTGATCTGTTTCTTCACTGTTATCATCAACTCCAACTGTGGGGTCAAGTTTTGTTGGGTCGCCACGCAAACGAGTAAGTCTTCGTAATGCTAAAGAGTTGTGTGACTCTGATGCTCTACCTCTACCTAATCTGCTTGTGTCTGGTTCTCCTACTTCGTGACCAGACTTAGTAGTATAAAATTCTCCATCAACAGGATATGAACCATAGAGGGGATGACCAAGATATTCTGTTTGTGGACTTTCGGGAGAACGAGGATCGTTAAATCCAAGTTGAGGGTCAGCAGCTTCTTGGGGTGTGCCCGGCAAAGAACCCATAATTACTGGTTGTTGTTTCTCAACTGCATCTCTAAAGAAACCAATTACCCAACTACCTTCAACGAGAAAAGACGGAGAGTTGCCAAGACCATGCATCGCTGCATCTGTGACAGGGTGCATAACGTGGGCCCACGGCAAGTCTGTTGTTGGGAGTTCAATTATATCATCTGAGTGAAATCCTAAACACCGAACTCTAACCCTACCAGTTTGA